TGGAGCGGAACTGGTAGCGCATGTCCGACGTGTCCATCTCGGTGCTGGCGCTGTCCCAGAGCATGTTGCGCCAGGATTCATAGCGGTCGCCCGTGGGCTCGTCGTCCTCGTCGTCCGGCACGCCCGTCTCGATCCAGCCGATACCGACTTTCACTGCATCCTCGAACGAGCGCGAGCGGTTGAACGGCGTGCGGTTCACGTCCGAGACGTACTTGAAGTATTTGGTCTTGGCCTCTGCCGGCTTGGCATCGTCCTCGGTGCGCGGCAGGATCTTCCAATCCGTGCGCCCGCGCTTCTCCGATCCGATCACCCAGTTGACGGTGTTGTGGATGACGTCATAGGCCACTGGCGCCTGCCCGCGGTCTTCCAGCTCCTTGACCTGCTGCTCGGTGAACTGGATGTGATCATAGTAATCCTCGTCTCGGGCCATCTCGGCGCGGTTGTCGGACTGGATTTCCAGTTCATAGCGGTACTTCGCCACGAGAATGGCGTGACGCTCTTGAACGTCTTCCGCATCCATCGCGTGCGCCGGCTTATCCACTTCCGGCTTATCATCCACCGGCAGGCGATCGATGGGCGATCCCTTCTTGGTTCGGGTCAGGGTGTCGTCTTGCAGATCGAAGGAAGCCATTGTCGCTCCGGTGGATGGGTTTTCAGGACTGGCGCGCGTTCACGTAGTCGAGCACTTCGACCGTGCGCGACTTTCCGTTCACGGTGATCGTGGCATCTGCGCCAACAACAGCATCAACCGGGTTCGGCGGGATCTTGATCAGGTCGTCCAAATTCTCGGCAAACAGGTCGGCGATCTTGAATGCCAGCGATGGCGTTCCAACCAGTCCAAGCTGCTCGACGAACTGCCCCACGCGGCGCGCCATGTAACGCCCGTCATTGTAGAGGTAAGCCGCCGACAATGCCACAACGCAAGGTCTGAAGGCGTGCGGATACACTGCGTTGACGATGACGAGGCAGGGTTCGTAGTCGTTGAACTCTTCCGAGTAGAGCCACGTCTGGTACAGACGCAGGCCGTGCAGCTCGCGCATCTTATAGTAGCGCGTGAGGTCAATTGCGGGGGTGCGATCGGTCATTGCATCGTCTCCCCGTTGAGCGCATCGCGCTGCAGTTGCCGATTGCTGCGACGTGCGGTCAGCATGTACTCGGTGCCGCCGATCGTGACCCAGAAGTCAACGCCATCGGGGCCGGCACCAGTGTCGACCGGCGCGGCAGACAGTGCGGCAAGCGCATCCCTGACAGCGATAGTTGTTTCGTGATCCATCATCTCTCCTTGGTGGTTAAGCGGTGCGCCAAGACGACTTGCGGCGCTTGAATGCTCCGGTGTTCACATTGATCAGGCCGGCTGTGTAGGCTTGTGCGAACTGGCGTAGGGCGTCAGCGGCTTCTGAGTGCCCGCCCGCCTTGTCCGGCTCGCTCGACCAGCACGCTTGCCTCTCATTCCATTTGCGGCGGTAGCTCTCGACGTGAATGATGCCTTCCTTGCACTCTGTCTCGTCCCAGTAGAGCATCGGGAACACGTCGCGGGTCTGCTGGATGCCCCAGTTCACGTCATCAATGCGGGGCACGATCTCGAAGCGCACCCCCGGCATCAGTTCTTCCAGCATCTGTTTCGGGCTCTTGTTGACTTCCTGCCCCTGGCGTACGTGGTCGGCGTCGTGTGGCAGGTACATAGTGGCCCATGTCAGCCCCAAGCCTTGAAGCCAGCGCGTGAAGGTGCTGTAGGGCTCGCCCCAGCCTTCCTTGAACCGGATGATGCGCCATTCCATGCCAAGACGCTGAAAGACCCAGATCGCCGTGCCGTCGCTGTTGCCGATGTCCCAGAAGGTGTAGCAAGGCACGCTCGGCAGGACTGGAATGTGGTGCTTGAACTGCCCGTTGTTGCGCGCCGCGGCGAGCTGGATGGCGTAATAGGTGCCTTCCATGCTGACGCTGAACGCCTCGTCGAACGTCGACGGGTATTCCTGGAACATCATCTGCTTGTCGCCGGCGAAGGTCTGGCGCCGGGTGGTGACGTACCAAGCGCGCTTTCGCGGACTGAGCGTGCGCCCGATCTTGGCCTCGACCTGGGCAAAGTATTCATGGTCCTGCGGCGAGATTGCTACGCCATCAGGGTTCAGTTCGTACTCGCTGGCGTCCCACCAGCTTGCGAAATGCAGTTTGAATTCCAGCGGCGACAACTTGCGGCCTTCATCCTTGGCTGCTTTCGCCTCTGCCGACATCTCGTAGAAGGCACCATCGCGCCCTTCAGCGGTCGACTCGATGAAGATGATGCCGTCGATCGGCACCGCAGGAAGCGTACCCGTCAGGATCTCGCGCGCCTTGTCGGGATATTTGGCGCAAATCTTGCCAAATTCAGAGACGTGGACAAAGTTCGGAGTGCCGCCGCGCATCGAGGTGCCCACGCGCACGCCCGAGCCGTTGTCGAACTTCATGCTGGTCGTGGTGCTGCTCGTGACCTTGACCATGCCCTTGATGACGTCGGGCAGGTTGTCGTAGGCCAGCTTGATCTTGCTCTCGAAGATATCCTGCGCAGTCGGCAAGTCCTGCGCGATCACACCAACGTCCGAGCCAGGCTGGAACAGGGCCGTATCGAGCCCCAGTAACTGGATCAGGGTCGAGAAGCCGCGCTGCCGTGCCTTCGGGATGACATTGCGCCAGTGCATCTCGCGCAGCAGCTCGTCCTGCGCCTCGTTCGGGATGAACGGCACGATGCGCTTTTGCTTATCCTTGACCTTGTAGAGAAAGCCCGACCTGATCCGCCACATGGGATCTTTCAGGCACTCGACGAGTTCCTGTTCGGTGGTCGGGATGAAACTTGCCTCGGGCATGCTACTCGTCACCCTTCGGGCGGATGGGTGTGCCTTGGATTTGAGCCAGCATTACACGCAACGGGTTTTCCTCGTCGCCCTTCAGCTTGAGCGAGTCATTGAACATACCCAGATGGCGAGCGACGTTAGCCAGCGCGCCGTCTTGGTCGCGCATCTTGATCTCAAGCCCGTCCTTGGTGATCTTCACGCCCGCATAGAGTGCCTTGGCGCTCTCGCTGGCATCGCGCGTGTCGTGGGCGAATACCTCGCCGTGGCCTTCGCCTTCGCACTTCGGGCATTTGGGGTGTGGGCGCAGTGTGCCGTCGAAGCCATAGCCGCCTGCGTCACTGGGCATAGACGGCGGCTCACCTTCCTTGGCGCTCAGCCTCGCCATACGGACTGCATGATCGTACTCGTCTTCGTCCTTCCACTGGTACTCGTGATCCTTACCGAAGCAGTGACGGCAGCAGACGCGTCGGTAGGTGATCAGCTCATTGGGGTCCGCGTTGGCGATCTGCCACCAGCGCTGAAGCACCATATCCTGCGTAATCTCGGTACGCTTCTGGCGGTCCTGTTGGCGCTCGGAAATTCTTGCCTGAATTTCAGGTTTTTTTAAGAGGTCAAAGCCCTGCTGACCAGCCGTGCGAGGGCTGTAGCCGGCCCTGATGGCGGCTTGGGTGGCATTCAGGTCGATCAGGTACTCGTCGACGAACGCCTTCTGCTTATCGTTAAGGTCGGCCATATCTCTCTCAGCCTTGGCCTGAAGTCTCGTTGCCCACGGTTCACTCTTCGCAGTTCATAATGATTCCAAGGAATCCGATAGTGGTTGTATATTGGCACCAATGGTATCACATCAAGACCGTAAAGAAAGCAGGCATCGCCATGCCCTCACGGATCAAACTGGCAAAGCAGCGTCGGGTGATCGCGCGGCTGATCATGGACCTGCTTCAAGTCCCTACCCGGGCGCACCTTGGATCGAACAACTATGGATCACGGTGCGATGACATTATTCTCATGTGCGCCATTACGATCGGACAGGTGGACAGGCGCCCAATGACAGCGGCGAAGCTGGCTGACTATGCAGGAATGCCAAGACCGACCGTCGTGCGAAAGCTCAAGCAGTTCGAGAAGCGCGGGATGATCGAGATGGTGAACGGGATACCCATTGGGACGCTTGAGCACATGAATGGAGGCGGGATCGAGCAGGCCGTGGATACGATCACTCGGGCGATACACAAGGCATCAAGAGAACTGTCCAAAATGGACAACAAGGGCATTGCTGACAGGGATTCGCCTACGTAGGATTCATGCCGAACCGAAAAGGTTTGACAGCCGATAAGGCACTAGGGGGAATATCTTGATCAATGAAGGCCAAGTAATAACAAATGAAATTGTAGTAGCTCCTGCTTCTGTATTGGAAGAGGTGGAGGGTAATAGTGCGATCAGGCTAGTTGTGCGCAGCATGGGCAATGGCGTTGATCGTGTCGAGTGCGTCGAGCGCCTTGGGGATGTAGTGCCAGGCGAGCGCGGCGAGTTGGATTATCCACTATCTCCGCGGCTTGCTGACCTTGCCGATGCGATTGGAGTTAAGCCTGCTGAGTTCGGGAGTGCCGCGCCAACGGCAATTGATGACACCGCTTTTCAGGTGGTGCTGTGGCGCGTGGTTTCTTCGGTGCGGGTGCTCAAGTCTCAGGGAGCTATCATGCTCATGGCAGCGGCAATGTGCATGGTGTCGCCACCAACGTTCCAGATTGGCCCAAAGACTTACGATCGGCGCACCTTACCGCCATCCGTTGTGCGGCTAGCTGCGTAGCCTGTGTTGCAGAAGTACGACAGCCCGGCTAGTTGCGCCGGGCTTTTTCATGCGCCCACAGTAGCGGGCGTGGGGTGGTTAAGCGCCGAAAGTGTGGCGGGACGGGGTCTTCTCGACCTGCACCCACTGCCCATCGTTCGGGCCGCCCTTCATGCGAATCCACTTCATCCCAGCCGCAGGGCGCTCGGTGGGCTTCGGGTCATTCACGCCGATTACAACTCGGTTAGCCATCATGTTGTCCGCCTCCAGTAGTGCGCCCTTTCGGGTGCGGTTCGATCAGTAGAAGCCGGTCAGCGAGCAGGCCAGCAGGTCGAGGCCGTCGATGTCGTGGTCGATCAGGTTGCCGAAGTCGTCCATCACGCCGGTATATGCAATCCAGAGGTTCATGATCTTGCCCTTTCGTTGTTCGCTGCGCCCTGTGCCCAGCCCATGAACAGAATTATCCCTGATGCAAACCGTATCATCCAATTGATTGTAACAATGAAACAGAAGCGCCGATAGGTTTTCGCTATCGGCGCGTGGCGTCAGGTTGCTACTGCCATGACCGTGACAAAGGCATCGCGGTGATCTCGCCTTGTGGTGACGTCCTGAATGTCGTCAGCGATGGTCAAGGCGTCGCCGATTGCCTTCAGTTCGTCTCCCGTGGCGATGTACTTGCCTCGTTCCGTGTAGCGGGCGTCGATCAAGCGCATAGCGTCGAGTGCCTCCTTAAACGATGGGCGCAGATCCTGCTCGAACTTTATGTTGCAGGCGAGCACACTGCCCCAGTTCAGACGCGCCGCAATCGTATTCCGCGTTACCTCGTTTGCCCGCCCCTCGCGCAGTTCGGCCAGGCACTGGTGCGGTATCAGCTTCAGGTTCCGGTTGTCGTCGGGATTGAGCTTGGCGATCACCGAATTGAATGGGTTGGTGTGGACGTGCTTGTGCCGGCTCATTGGCTTGCGTGGCTTTTTATTCCCGGCCATGGCGTGCCTCCCGCTCGTCCTTGCGGCCCATCTGGTAAGCTTGCCACGCCACCTCCATCAGCATCCACGGACCCGAGTAGCCCAAGCGCTCGTTGAAGGCGGCGCGCTCGGTTGCGGCTGCGCAGTCGTTATAGCTGCAGTCAAGTTGTCCTGACTGCGTCATGCCGCTGCCCTTGCAGATCGGGCAGGTTTCTTCGTTACTCATGATTTGTTTCCTTTGCAATTGCACGGCTTGCGGCCCTGCTCACAGGTGCCGCCACAGCCTTGATGCCCGAGCGTCGCCGTCCAGGCGCCAGCAAACGGGGCGATGATGACCAGAGCCCACAGAAGCGGGTCGAACCAGTCGAGCCAGTCATTCATGGCTTCTCTCCTTCTCCTGGGTGCGCAGGAGCGGCCCACGATGGAACTCGCGCCTTGCCAGTCCCACCGCACGCACCACACCAGCATGGCTCTGGTGCCCATCCAGCCTCAACAGTCACTATCCCCGAGCCTTTGCAGCGCTCGCATTTTGGCGGCGGCTCGCGCTTGAGCAGGTCGAGCAGAGCGCTCATGCATCCTCCCCGGCTTTCGCCCGCGAATACCGCCAGTCGGCAACCTGTGTCCAGTCGATGCTGGTGTAGCGCTTGCCTTCCTCGGTCACGCCATTAGTAAGCACGACATCGAGCAACCGGCTTGCGTCGGGCTGGTCCGCCATTCCTAACACTTGCCACGGTCCCGGCTCCCCGGCTTTCGCCTCTGATGGATGGGA